GGCTTTGCGACAACTCAAAAGCATATTTTTGCAGATAACCTTTTTTTGATAAAGGGTTATTTGCGTCTAGAGCAATGCTCCAATCTAAAAGCATAACTTAAATTTAACTTGACAATTAAAAATAATTTAATAACTTTTTAGCACTTGGTTAAAAATAAAAAAAATTATGTCCGAAATTTCTATTGACAAATTTATCGCAAAAGAAAAAGAAATTGCTAGCTTAAAAGAGCAATTAAAAAATAGTGTTTGGAAACCAAGGATTGAATGCAGAATTCCTAGGAAAGATAAGCAACCGAAAAGAAAGTTGATGATTAACTTAGAAGTTAATGATTTTAATAAAATGTTAAAGGGTAAATCAAAGAAAAAACATGGTTAAAAATAATGACTAAAAAGAAACCAAAACATTTACATAATTTAGCTGGGAGACCCACTATAATGACACCCGATACCGTCAAGAAATTAAAAGAGGGTTTTGCACAAGGCTTTAGTATTGATAATGCTTGCATTTGGGCGGAAATATCAAGACAAACATATTTTGATTATTGCAAAGTGCATCCTGAATTTTCTGACCTTTGCAAGACTTTACAGAAAAAACCCCTAATAAAATCAATTTCAGTAATCAATGAAGCATTAAATAGTGGCGATGTCTCAACTGCTAAATGGTATGCTGAAAGAAAGGCTAAAGATGAGTTTAGTTTAAGAAATGAATTAACGGGTGAAAATGGTGAGCCGATTAAAAACGAAATTGATATCAAAGTAAACTTCATCAGCACTTCAAATGGCAACAAAACCAATTGAAATAATTGACAAATTCCAGTTTCTTTTGCAAGAAAATATCCGACATAAAGTTTTATATGGTGGCAGGGGTAGCGGTAAGACGGAAAATATTGCAAGGGCTTTAATTGTATTGGCAATGAAGCCAAAGTTATTATTTACAGACAGTAAAATAGATATTTTATGTGCAAGGGAATATCAAACAACAATTCAAGACTCAGTGCATAAAGTCTTAAAAGACTTAATAAACATGCACGATTTAAACAGCATCTTTAAAATCACCGACAATTATATTCAATGCGTGCTAAATGGTAGTAAATTTATTTTTAAAGGAATTGCTAACGATCCCTACCAAATTAAATCATTGCAAGGTATTAAAATTGTTTGGATAGAAGAAGCGGAAAAGGTATCTAATGAAAGCTGGGAAATATTAACCCCGACAATTCGCTCACCACAATCAGAAATCTGGGTGTCATTTAACCCGAGAGAAAAAAAAGACCCGACTTATGTAAGGTTCATTGATAAGCCTATGCTTGGGACAAAAGCGGTTCTAGTTAATTATTATGATAATCCTTTCTTTGAAAATTCACCAATTTATGAAGAGATGCTTTATGATAAGCAATATAGACCCGAGGTTTACTCTAATAAATGGCAAGGCAATGTTAAGCAATTAAGCGAGGCTTTAATATTCAAAGGCAAATATGAAGTTCGACTATTTGAAACGCCCGATTTATCACAACTTTATGAAAATAGATATTTTTACGGGTTAGATTTTGGTTTTAGTCAAGACCCGAACGCTTTTATTCGATGCTTTATTCAAGACCAAACATTATTTATTGATTATGAAGCTGGTGGGACTCAAATTGAAATCCCCGATATTCCGTTAATGCTAGATAAAATCCCCGAAGCTAAAAAATGGAACATTATTGCAGATAATGCAAGACCTGAAACAATATCTTATTTACAGGGGCGAGGCTATAACATAGAAGCTTGTAGTAAAGGTAAGGGAAGCATTGAAGAAGGTATTGAATATTTAAAATCATTTAAAAAAATAGTCGTTCACCCGAGATGCAAAGAAATAATTGAAGAATTTGGATTGTATAGCTATAAAACCGACAAAATTACTGGAGATATTTTACCCGTGATTGTTGATAAAAACCAGCATTATATCGATGCTTTACGGTATAGTCTAGAGCAATATATAAAGTCTGCCACTGTTTATGTTTTGTAATTTTTCTAATTGAAAAAAAAATAAAAATAATAAAGATAAAATTATGTTTAATTTTTTAAAAAAGAAATCACACTATCATTTTAATATACTAGATCTTTTAAGAGGCAACGACGATTATTCTTATTCAAATAATAAGATGCTCGAAGCTTATATAAAAGCTTGCCCTATCTTCACGGCTACAAAATGGATTGTGGACGCTTGCAACGATATTCAATTTGTTTTAAAAGATAAAAATAAAGATGAGTTAGTTTACAAACACCCAATTTTAAATTTACTAAATAAACCCAACCCATTTGTTTCTAATGACGAGTTTAAGAAACAAGTATTTTCTAGCCTACTCTTAACTGGCAATATTTACATTACTAAAACCTTAAGCCAAAAAGGCGAGCCTCTTGAGCTTTATTATAATAATCCAAAAGATGTTTCTATTTTTGCAAGCTCACAAGACCATTATGCGGGGCAATATAGCATAAGTAATTTATTTGGTGCGACCTTCAATAGAACGGGCGATTATAGATTTATTTCAAGCAATGGAAACGAAATTATTCATCACAAAGAATACAACCCCGACTTTTCATCATCAAATTTATTTGGAATCTCTTTTTTTGCTGGTTGCAGTCTAGAGGTTCAACAATACATAGAATCAAGCTTGCATAATCTTTCATTAATTAAAAATGGCGGGCGACCTAGTGGCTTAATTACATTTAAAGGCAATAAAAATCTTAGCGGTGATAGTGCGAAAGCAATTAAAGAATCAATTGATGATAAATTAAAAGGCGGTGCAAATGCTGGTAAGATTCTATTTTTGTCAGATGATTTTAGCTATCAAACTTTGGGCGAGTCAATTAAAGATATGGATTATAAAAGCTTGCACGAAAACGCAGAGCAAAAAATATTTAAAGCGGTTAAAATACCAACCGCAATGATAAATAATCAAGCGATGACTTATTCTAATCTTGATGTCTCGCGATATGCCTTTTATGACAGTGCGGTTATTCCAGTTTTTAACACAGTCTGTAAATTCTTTACTAGCAAGATTTTAAATAGCTACAAAGATGGTGCTAACTATGAATTAACATTTGATAAATCGGCAATTAGTGCGTTAGAGAATCGTGAAATTACTAACGCACGAGATGCATTTAAAGACGGCTTAATTTCAAGAAATGAATCTAGGGCTAAAATAGGTTATGAGTCGGTAGCTGGTGGCGATAATATTTATCAACCATCGGCACTTGTTGCGGTTGGTATAGATAGCAACATTAGCGACAATAGGGAATCGCCAGCTAAAAAAGAATTAAGAAGATTGATGCTTAAAAATGGCTATTCAAAAGAAGATATTGAATCAACTGTAAAAAGCTATGAGTCGTAGTAAAGCCGAAGAAATCGACAAAAGAAAATTAAAGCTCGAAGCTTCTTTTTTGCCGGAAGTTAAAAAGATATTTAGAAATATCGCTAGAGATGCACAGAATCTTTATCTAACTAACGATTTAAACCCAAAAGAGCTAGCCGACAATTATTATAACGAATTTGTCAAAGATATTCGTGATATGATGAGGAGAGCTGTTAAAGAATTTGGCTTTGATTTAAGAAAGAGCCTAGAGTTAAAAGGATTTGATTTTAATACTAAATTAACAAAAGAATTGTTAAATCTTGATAAAAAATTAAAGATAGATCAAGAAGGACTAAAACCTAAAATGAATAAAATAAATAATAATTTTCAAAAAGAAATGACATTATTTATTGCCAACGAAAGCGAAAGGCAAGCAAAATTTATTACAGAAACAAATGCAAAAGAAATTGAAATCGCTATAAGACAAGAAGAATTAAAAATAACAAAAGCTTTTAGTGCAGAAGAGCGGGCGATTATTGCAAGAAATATTTTTGTTAATTTGCTTGATAGAAAAGATGAGAGAGCTGATTTAATAGCGTCTCAAGTAATTGGAGTTAGTGAATCATATTCAAGAAATTCAGAAGCAGAAATAATTGATGAGGCACAAATTGAATCAAACGGAATTATTATTGGAGCGACTAAAACATGGTGGGCAATTCTTGATATGAAAACAAGACCTGAGCATGTTTCCGCTGACCAACAAATGATAAGCGTTAGAGATAGTTTTTTAGTTAATGGCGAAAGATTAAAAATGCCAAGAGACCCGAACGGAAGTGCTGGGAATGTAATAAATTGTCGATGCGTTGCTAATTATGATGTTGAAGAAACTAAATCATTTAAAAAAAACCTTGCTAGTATTGATTTAAAACCAACTGCAGAAATGGCAAAGGAAGCCGAGAAAGGCTTAAAATGGAGAGAGGAATTTGGAAGAGGCGGAACAGCCGTTGGAGTTGCGAGAGCTAATCAATTAAAGAATCGTGAGAATTTGACGCCAAAAACAATTGGCAGAATGGTTTCTTTTTTTGCAAGGCATGAAGTCGATAAACAGGCAGAAGGATTTTATCAGGGCGAAAAAGGCTTTCCAAGTGCTGGGCGAGTGGCTCACCAACTTTGGGGAGCAGATGTCGGCAAGGCTTGGGCTAACAGAAAGTGGGAAGAAATAAAAAGAGAAAGAGATAAATAATTGCTTTACCCACATGAAAATCTTGTGATAGGTTTCCAAGGGAAAGTTTTGGGCTTATCTATTTTTTTTATGTTACCGTAATCACCATTATCATAAATCTTAGAAAAAAAATCAACATTGGGTTCTTTTAACCCACTCTCAATGTTTGTCATGTAAATAGGACTTGGGATATAAGGCTCTTTATCGCCTCTCTTTATGCTTTCAATAACCTCTAAAGCTAACCTCGAAGCATTCCTTTCTCCGACAACAACTCCTTGAGAAAAAGAACCTATATTGCCGTCTCTAATATCTCCTTCGGTTGTAGCCATTTCTTGTAATAATTTTAGTTTTTCTTTCATATATTAATTATTTTATGTTATTGTTTATATTCCATCTTTTTTAATGATGTTAGTGCTAGGAATATTTGGTCTATTTTCATTTTCGCTCTTAATATATTGATTCAATTTATTTATCTCAACAATCTGAGCCTCTCCACTTGTCCACACATTCATTTCAACAGTTAAATCAATAGCCTCTTTAACTGATTTTCCAAGGTGCATAGCCATATAAGCCTCTCTAAATCCAGCTCCATCAGTTGCAAAATCATCTTCTAGGATTTCTTGAACAGCATTATGTTGATAATGAAATAACCTTTTTTCAAAAACTAGGAAATAATGATTATTTATCTGTCCATTAATTTCAATGTTTTGTTCTTTTAACCACTTTCCAAAATCAATGAAAAATCTTTGTATTCCCAGTTGGTCATTTCTTTCTGGCTTTCTAGTTTGGCAAAATAGTGCAAAATTGATTTGTTCAGAATATGAGCCAGCTGAAGAAAAAACAATGTCATTAACCTGTACAATTTTTTTTTGGATTTGGATGATAAAAAAAATATTTTTATTTCTTGGTATGAGCAATTAGAGAAGTTAAAACAAGAACTAGCAACACAAGTTGCGAATAATATAACATTAGTAAATGAATTAGAAAAATTAAAAGGAGTTAAATAATGACAGTATTAATTGCACAAAACACAAAAGATAAAATCATCTTAGGAGCTGATACAGGAACTTTTTGTGGAGATTATCATAAAGTTCATTTAACTAATCACAAAGGGCATTTAAAAATTATGTCAGTAAATGATATTATTTATTCTGGCACAGGCTCGGTAGCTGAAATTATAAATTTCGGATTATTTTGCCAAACTAGAAAGCCAGAAAGAAATGACCAGTTAGGAATTCAAAGATTTTTCATTGATTTTGGAAAATGGCTAAAAGAACAAAATATTGAAGTAAATGGAAAAGTTCATAATCATTATTTCCTAGTTTTTGAAAAAAAATTATTTCATTATAGAAATAATGCTGTTCAAGAAATCTTAGAAGATGATTTTGCAACCGATGGAGCTGGATTTAAAGAGGCTTATATGGCTATACACCTTGGCAAATCAGTTAAAGAAGCTATTGACTTAACGGTTCAAATGAATGTATGGACAAGTGGAGAAGCTCAGGTTGTTGAAATAAATAAAACTGAACCCAATTTTAATTATAAAGATTATTGGGGAGCTAAACCAAAATCACCCATAAATACTAGACCAGAACCTAATATTTGCGATACGGGTGGCATTCAAGAAAAAAGCTTTTTAAAATGAAATATAAAATATCAATTCTTACAATAATTTTTTTAGTATTATATAATATAAAATTTATATTCTTTTTATTGACATATTCTTTTTTAATATATGAATATGCTGAAGTAATATATTCGTCATTTATTGTTTTTTTAATTCTTATTCTATGGTTGTTTGTTGACATATATGTAGCAATATGCAGATCGCCTATAGTTAATCAGTGTAAAGAAACAGACATTAAATTACCAGCACCAACGCCATTGCCGAATAATAACATAAACATAAAAATATTATGATAAACTTAAAACTAGCAGAATATGATTTAAAGACTGGAAAGTTTCAGGGGTTTTTGGAGCTTGGAAAGGATTTTTTATTTGCTGATTATTTTATTTTTATTCCTAAATTTGGTGATGGTGAATATTTAGACGATAGAGAAAACGGAGACCAAGCTGACCCACTT